ATCATCTACTGCTCGAATGACATCTTTTCTAAATCTGCCATTGTCATCCTCGACTGCTCGAAATATGAGCCGGCCTTCCTTCTTGCCCTTGATTTGGCGTTGTTGATCGTTAGCATCAAGATTATGAACAAACCATTTGCCGGCATTTTTATTGCGCGAATGCGAAACCTTACGATTGCCAGGGGCTGCAGTCGGCCCCACCCAAGGTAATCCATCGGGATTGATACGCCCTGCCCATTCATAGATAGCACCGGCGGCAGTTTTATTTTCAATGCGATATTGCGAAGCGAACCCACGAGAATTGATGCGATTGACTCTTGTTGTGTATCCAATGCCGGCCTTGACTAAGGATGCTTGATATAACGGAAATGAACGAGTGGCAAAGGCTGATGTATAACTATTGACTTTTTTGGCACTTTGTCCGGTCTGCCAGTTATGTAGATCGTGGTCTAAGGACATGGGTGCATATCCTTTGGCAGCCGAAGTCATAAATTTAAGATGAGTTCGCGCCTTGCGGTCCATGTCTTTTTTGACATCGGGTGCATATTTGGCAAGAAGTCTGCGAGTCTCAACGAGCCCTTTTATTTCGACTGGCATTCTTCCTCCCCTTCTCCCTATCGTCTAAGACCTGCAACATGGCCCTGATCATTCGCCAATCCATGTCTATAAACTCTTTTGGCGGGATGTGTGTCTCGATTGCCAGTTGAGCAATCAAATACCCTAATTCATCACGCCCTATTGTTTTGGGTCGGTATCCTCCAAGACATCAACGCTTTTGAGAGTGTCCAGAAAGGCTTCACCGAACAAAGGAACAGTTTCTCCGGATTTGCGAATGCATTCATACGCCAGCCAATAGAGATCACTGTTGCGCTCATGCTCTCTAAAGGATTTGGCAATCCCTTGTTTGAAGTTTGTTTCAAACGCCCACTCTACTGCCGGCGTTATGGGGTAAATCGTGACCTCGCCTGAGGCCCTGGTTATTTTAAGCGATGCCATGTCATTTTCCTATCAGGTAATCGTGATGTCGGTTGTTACATTCCAAGTCACATCAATAGTGGACATTGAGGCGACATCTCCGTTAACGGGAGTGTAAGCGTTCACAAAGCATGAACCTGAATAAACAGGGTTTGTTCCACTGCTTGTTGAACCATTGTTTGCGATTTCAAACGCTGCGGCGGTTCCTTTAAGTGAGTTGATAACGCGCTCAACCGAACTGACACCGATTGCTGCATTGTCATTCAAGAAGGAAAGCGTTAGCACATGATTGCCTAAACCTTTTGCGTACGAGTGAGCCGTCTGGCCCATACTGGTGACATCCAGTTGGTCATAGTTAATTTCCAACGATGCTGAAGTAACTCTGGCAGATAGATCATAAGTGCCGAGTTTGAAATATACGGTATTTGATAAGAATATTGCCATTCTATTTTTCCTTTTCTGATGTAGTAGGTGTGCTGTTATTTGTAAGGACACTCAACGCGCCTATTTTCAACAGGTGTTCGACATCCCATCCTGCCAATTCCGCCTCAGTTATTGTTTGACCAATACCTTTGCCGGCGACTTCGCCTTCATGTTCGTTTTTATATGTAGTCATGGTTTAACTCCAACTTGTGAGAACGGATATTGAGAAACTTGAAGTCAGCATTTGACCGCTGGCCCCATCCAATGTCGCAGGGGCTGATGCTCCATTGATATTGAATACAATCGTTGAGGCTGCCAATTTGCTATAAACCGCGCAGATCATGTCCTCGATGTTGATGAGATTTCCCTGGTTGTCCATGTATTGACAAACCATCAAAATAGTAAAGTTCGCCATAGGTGAGGCAGTAGATTGTGAATTCAGGCTTGGCACAATGTAGGGATCACTGGGAATGATGTTCACACTATTGACCTGAAGGATTGGTGGAGGGTAGGCCATAGTGGTCCACACCCCAGGATTGGCAAGGGTGCTGGCAATCGTGGTCCTTAGCGTGGTTATAGGAACTGTCATGATTAGCCGATCATGCTTAACGGTGACAAATAAGGGGCAAGAAGGCCACGCACTGAGGCAATCAAAATCGAACCGCCGGCGTAAGGCGATGGAGACATTCCATCCATACCGTTTTGTGCGCCTTGATTAGAAATTCTGGCTTGCCACAATTGCTCAGCCATAATTAGGGCTGCAGAATTTATTGCCGGTGTATTGGCATAACTTAGTGTTTTATCGTCTGGACCAGTCATTGTGCCGTAAGGTTGAACCAAATGCTGCGCTTGATCATTTCCCGTGATAGCAAATTGTAAAAATGAATAACCGCGTGGGTAGGTATAGCGCATCGCGTTGAAAATGTTATTGCTAGTGGTCGAATAAGGTCCAGCACCAGTTATAGTGCGACTGCCGTTGAATGTGCCACCAGACCCAGCAATGGTCACCGTTTGACCCACCACAAATAACGCAGGATTGGCAATGACTATTGTTGCGACATTATTTGAAAGGCCCGTTGAGACTACCGGCGCAGCATTAAAGTTAATATACGCATTGATCAAATCTTGCGCAGTCTGGCAAGTTTCCTCAATCCATGTACTTGTCGCACCCGTGTCATAAAGGGTGCCGACTCCAAGGGCTGCCTTCAAACTTGCGGCGGTCACATAAGTCGCGGCCATCTCTTTTCCTTTCTAAAGGCTGACATCAGGGCCAGGGCCTCCTGAACCCCGATGCCAGCGATCTAGTTTGCTATCAGGTTAAATTGAAACGCTGGATTCCTCCGGCGACATTTACCATGGTTGCCATGTAACCATAGATGGCCACTTGGATTTGTAAATTGCTGACTACATTCACTGACATATATGCGGTGTCAGATTCGAACACTGTGAATGCTTCAGGTGCAATGATGAAAGCACTCTCATCAATAGTCGTGCTCACAACATTCCTGTCCACAAATAAATCGAGCCCCAAAATCGAACCCTTAGCAGATGTTGTTGCTGCGACTCCACCGGAGTTCATAGGTGCGCCGGCTGTGTAAATTGGTCGCCCCGTTGAATCAACAGCCCCAAGGAGCAATTGCCATTGGCTTGATCCTGCTAAGTAATTTTTGGCAAAATAACTTGATGCAAGATACGCCGCAGGTGCTGCTTGTGATACATACGAAATAATGCCTGCAGATGTTGCTGCAACCGCTGTGGATTGGGTTCCACCGGCGGTCAAAGCAGTAATCACAGCAGTATCTGTAACTTTGTCGTAATTGTTCTGAAGTTCCCTTGTAATCGCATCAAAGAATCCTGGATCAGAGCGTTCCATCAACTCTATACTGATGGTCTGCATTCCAGAATACTTGCTGACAGTCGAAGTCAAATATTCAGAAACCGCGTCAGTATTTTGTACTGCGCCACCTTCGAGTTCCACAGTCACCGCAGGATAAGTGGTGAATTTTGGCCGGTTGATTGTCATGCCTGATGCAGGAAGTGTTTGACGATTTACGCACTCCATTGCTGGTCGGCCAAAGTTTCCCTGTGTCGAAACAATGCTGCGCAAGTACTGAGTCGGATTGAAACCTAAGCCGGCACTTGAGAAATCATCGGCTGCAGTAATGAAGAGTTTTGATTCGTCATCGCCTTGTGCGGCCATGATTTTGCGGCGAAGTAACGCACCGCTTGAAATGATGTCATGTCGAACGCGCTGAGTATTCAATGCGTTGTACGGTGTAGCGACTGGTCGTGAGGCTTCAACTACTGGAGCAGTTTCCACCTCAGGTATTGCGGCGGCTGTGTTTTCCACGACTGCCTCACTTTCTGTGTTTGTTGGTTGGGTTGTTTCTTGCTCTGCTTCGCTTTCGCTGGCAGCAACTTTGGTCACTATCGCATTTTCAAATGCCGGAGATTCAACTAAAGACACCTCCACCATTTTGGCGCTAGTGACTAGGAGATACCCGTCAACAGGCTTGGAGGAAATGACTTCCACTCCAACGGATAAGCCTGAAATCAGGTCCTCCGCAGCCAGAGTCAGGTAATCAGTACCTTTACTGCTGCTGGAAACTTTAAAGGTTCCATAAATGAAATTGCCTTCAGTACTAAAGGATTGAGCGCGACCAATCGGATTATTTGGCTCATGTTGCGCTAGCAACTTAATCTTGGCCGGTGATGGGATTTCGATGCTGCCGCGCTCAAACATAACTAGGCCGGCTGATGTCGAACCGGTTGTCTCATATTCCACAACTTTGCCAGAAATAATACGGCGTTCTGAATCCGCTGCCTCGATAGGTGCACTAAATGTTAGTTTCATGATTGATCTCCATTCGGTGATAAGTCCTCCATTGACATTGCTTGATCTACGGTTATTAACCCAAGTCCAAGCATTTTTTCGATTGTGTTAAGTCTTGTCATTGCATCAACTCTGAGGAATGTTTCATCAACGGCGAAACGCACATAAGTGCCACGCCCCGTCAAATCATCCATGCTGAATCTGTCCTCAATGGCACAAACATACGGCGCAAGAGTGTAAGCAAAGTATTCTTTTCTTGCATCAAGGATGTTTTGATAGGTCATGCTTGCGTTGGCATCACTGCTTGCCATATAAGCCGGATAATTCATCAATCTGCAAATTTCCGTAGATAATCCCTGTTTTGCTTCCTGGTACATCATATCTTTTGGACTGAATCCAAAAGTCTGCAATTCAAGAGTGCTGGTCAAATAAGCGGTGCTTCGATTTTGTCTGGCTTGCTTCCAATTAGCGAGCAATCCTGACACTACTGACTCAGGCAAATCCGCACCAGAATTTTTCAACACAGAAGTCGGCAATGGAGTGCTGGCAGCAACCGAGGCCGCATATTCTAAATCTAGTGCCGCGCGAATCGTTCTGGCTCCCGTTGTAAGGACAGGCGGTTGAAGGCTCTGGAAAGTGACAAGGCTTCCCAGCCCACTCATTGGGCGTTTTTCATTGTTGACCATGTAAAAATCAACTTCAGTGCTGTATTGATTCAATTTTGCAGTCACGCGTGAATTTTGTACCCAAGCAAAACGATTAGGCCTGCCATCCTCTTTATTGACTGAAGTGACTTCAAGATACCCCACGCCAAAAAATATTAACGATTCAACTAGATAACTTATTGTTACCGAACGCGGTTGGCGTATATCGGGTTGATCTAACCAGGTTGGCGTTGGTAATTCTTCACCTGTTGATTTTTTGAACAACTCCATCGGAATGCCACCGATTACGCCGCAGATACTGTTTCTGATTTTGGCAACCGTTGGAACCTGCAAACTTTGAACAAGATCAATGGCAATATCCATTGGGCCCACTGCATTGTTTCCCCAATAAGTGCTTCCATAAGGTGAAGCCATGATTGCAGGGGCATATTGATTTTTCAGCGTGTCGGGTTCATCCTTGACTAGCCTCAACGCGGATAAAATGCCCATGTGAGTAGGATAGGCCCATACCACCCAAAACGGACATTTAGGTCATCAGGGACATTTCGGCGTGTCGTCATCCAGCGATGATAAGAGGAACCGATGCTGGTTCGTTCATTTTGTGAACAATCATGGCCAGAGCGATAGCCCCACTCACATCGCCGTTAGCGCGGCGAACGATACGCCATCCGGCATC